GCGGATTATAATCACCCACAAATTGTTTATAAATGTTTATTGCACTATTAATATCTCGATTTATGTTATTTCCACAATCACAAATATATTGTCTATCACTTAAATCTAAATCATTTTATAGAAAATTATCAATAATTTATATTAAAAATATTTCTTTTTTTAAAAATAAATTGATCAATAATTATGAAATCCCTCACCATCATTACATGAATCTAAACTTATCCAAATTACTCTTTCTTGATTTGTTTTTTTATTTATTACGTCATTATACCCTTGAGCCATGCCACGTTTAAATATTTCACTAAAATAAGGAAGAGCCAATTTAAATTTTTTTTCATCGAAACCTGTCCATTTTTCAAACATAAATAATAATCCAGTTTGTAGACAATCGTCTCTATCATCTGAAGTTTTATATTTATTATTTTTTGTTCTGATCATGTTTTCGCCTATTAGAATAAACATTCTTTCAGCTTTTTTTGTAAGAAATCCTTTTCCCTTACTGAGAACTATTTCATAATATAAATCACTGTCATTTAAATAATTAGCCATAAAATTATTATTATTTTTTAAATAATTTTTTAAATTGTAATGAGGAAAATTCGGCTGAAGATTGTATTGAGAAGCTAATTAATAGATTGTATGAGTCGTGAGTATGTTAAAAGCCTTTAATGATATATAATATATATATAATCCTTATATATAAAGGGGTTTAAAAAGTTTAAAAAAAATGCCTAAATTTATTATAATTTAGGCATTTTTTCATTTATTTTATTTTATTAAAGATTTCTTAAATTGAATTTTAGCGTCCTTTATGTTATTTAATTCTTTATATAAATTATGTCTATGAATTAATAAATTATCAAATGTTAATTTTAATTGTTTATCTGATTCAAGTAATTCCTTTTCATTTTTAAGTTCGTCAATAGCTTCATTTGATTCTTTAATTTTCAATTCTATGCTTTTTTCTTTATCCTCTAAAGTTTTTAATTGCTTCATTTCTCTAGATAATTTATTTTCAAAGAAATGTGTAAGGTCATAATCTAAATCTCTTTTTACGTCATTAATAAGTTCATTAACTGATTCGTATTTATAAAATGAACTGCCACTTCTAATGTCTTTAGTATATAGATACATTTGATCTTTATAATTAATAGCAAAAGCTTCTAAATAAGGATTCAAAATATTGGTCACTTTTAAAGCTATATCCAATTCCACTAAATTATTCATGTTTTCTTTTAAAGTGTTAATAAGTAAAAAATAATCGCCTTTTAAATAAGGAACTATTGGCGAATTAAAGATATTTTCTAATGTTGTCTCAGCATCTAGTTTTTCATTATTTATATATAAAGATTTATCGCTTTTTGTAGATAATCCAATACTTAAATTTTCATCAATTTTAAATGTCACTTTATCATCAATCGTAGATAATTTCATACATTGTTCTAATATTCTAATTTCTCTAATTTTATCTTCATCATTTATGTAATCTTCGGCTAAAATTTGTTTCATTTCTTTATCGTCTATTAAAAACCACCTGTCAGCTAAAAATGCCATATACCCATTATTTACTTTTTCAACTATGGTATAAACTTTTTCTGCTTTACCTGAATTTGTCATATTTTGTCTTTCAAGAGGAGATTTTGTTAAATTGAATACAAAGCTTTTAATTTGAGGAACCCAATCATATATACGAAGTTCATTTAATATTGATTCCATTCTAGAATCATCATTTGGCTTATTGATAATTTCTAAAATAACATTTAATGGTTGACGATATAACATCCCTTGATTTTCTCTCTCAACTCTTTTATATAAATCTTTCAATTCATACACAAGTGGATAAGATTGAATTTCGTTATCTAATCCCTCTAAAAACATTTTAACATCTGTATCATAGGTATATTTTAAAAGTTTTTCATTTACCTTTTTTACTAATTCTTTTTCGGAATAATTATCATAATTAATAATAAATCCTTCAACTAAACTAGATATATCAGTTTGATCAAAAGTTAATCTGTTTTTAAAATTGAATAATTCTAATTTGAAATTTTTCATAGTATTTTCTTATTTTTTTTTTTATTTTTATCATATCTTTTACATTTTGAAATTTTTAGATACAATTCAATTTTATATATTAAACAAAAAATATCATTTTTTTCATTTTTTATATGACCCGTCAAAGAAAACAACAAAATCTTTAGTTTTGTTGATGGATTTGACATTTTAGACTTTTAATATTTAATACCTTTAATTAAACATTGTTTTAATTAGTTCTTTGATATAGTGATACATGGTTCCGAATTAAAAACTTAATTCAGGTAAAATCATGAAAAGTAAATAAATTAACGAAAACCAAGTTAATTAAATAAAATATAGTCTGGATCAGGGACTGATCAACGGACTTAAAACAAAAACACGGTGAGGCGTTCTAGTTGTAGAAGTCTATGAAACGTGAAACACATCAGTCTTTAGCTGATGTGTAGTTCATATCTTAAATTTACCTTCATAATAATTTAAAAGAAGCGGGTATGTTTTATCTAATTTTTTAGATAATTTATCTCCAATTTTATTAAAATATTTGGTATAATTTTTTAATATAGATAACATTTCATCATTATTAATTATTTTAATATCTTTTGAAAAATCAACATTTTGTAAATAATTTTCAAGCTCCTCTGTTGTTTTAAATTTAGATATTATATTACCAATTAATTTAAATAAACTAAAAAATAATATTAACATATCATTTGATTCATTATTATTTTTATCTTTTAATAGTTCTATAAGATCAATGTATTTTAATTGATACGCTATTCTATATTCATATATATTTCCTTCTTCAAAATATTTTCTTAGATCGTCGACACTTTTAATATTTTTTTTATGTTTCATTTTGCCATAAAATTGAGGAATTAAAGCTCCCTGTTCAAAATTAATACTAAAATATAAACAATTTATAAATAGTTCAATCAATTCTGATTTCTTAAAATTTTTAATATAATGAACTTTTAAATTTTTAGGATTATAAGACATTTTATTTTTACTGATGTTTAAATATTGAATTCCGTGATGAATTTCATGATAAATATAATGTTTCCATATATTATTTCTATTTGGAGGTTTCATAAATGTGAAATATAATATATGTCCATTTTTAGTATATTTAGATGATTTAGGATCAAAAAATGCCATTATTCCAGTCATGTCTTTATCCTCTTGATAATTAACAATAACTTTATATACATTTTTCTGTAATGTTGGTAAATCGTAATAAAATATAAAATTTTTATTTTTATTTATAGTCGAATCCGCATCACCATTTCTAATAAAAATATAAGTTTTTTCAGATTCGGCATCTTTTAATTTGTTAATTAAATATTCAGATAATATCTCTCCATCATCACTTATGCCCATTTTTTCGTTTATTGTATATTTAGAAAATTTTTTAATCATAATTATTCTTCTGTTTCTCCAAATATTTCATTTTTTATATCGTCCATACAATAAACAACAGCATCACGAGTTCCATGTATAACATAATCGTATAAACTTTCTACTCCTGGTTTTTCGTCATAATAATCATTATCAGATAAAATTTGATCTATGTCGGATTGATATTTCAAATAAAAATCAAATATTTCAGCGTCTTCAATAAATCCGTCCATAATTTCTTCTGATTCTGACAAATCATTTTTCCACGCATCAATATAATCACTTATAAAATCTTCTAATCTTATTATATCTCCATCTAATGTATTATCTAACAATTCTAAAATTCCACGCTTTAACGACAAATATTTATCTGATATTTTATCTTTTAATTCATCTTCAAAAGATTCATTCATCTTTATTATGTCCATAAAACCTTTTATATCATCATTTTCCCAATTTTCCTCACCAAATGGATCTATAATAATTTTTTCATCTATTTGCTTTATATTAATAGACACTTCACTGTTTCTAATATTATTATATAGATTTTCTAAATTTTCATATACTGTATCTATAATTTGATCATATCCAAATTGATTTTTTATAGTTTTATTATTTAAATCAATGATATAATCATCTTTTCCATTTTCGTCGAATTTTATTTCATATCCTTCTTTTGTTGACGTGAAAGATGAAAAAAATTGACTATTTATTATATCATTATTATAAATATAATCATTTATTTCTTTACATAAATTTATTAAATCTAAAAAAGAGTGATGATTTTCATAATTTTCAAAAAATGATAAAAAACTTTTAGTCATAATATAATGTTTATTTTTATTTATATATTAAAATTAAAAGTTTATTTTTTTATTTAATATATAAATAAAAAAATATTATTATAATAATCAAATTACAAATAAATATAAGGAATATTTAAAAAGGAACAAAAAAAAATATTAAATTAACTATATGATAAAGAAATATAAACAATATATAAAAGAAACCATTGACTATAGTGAAATTGATCCATGGGGCGAAGAAGACTGGGGAGTAGATGAATTGTCTCCAGTTTTACAAAAGGCTAGAGAACAGGGGAAACCATTTGATCAAATAACTGAATTGAATTGTTTAGGTATGAATTTAGAAAATCTAGATGGAATTGAACAATTAGTTAATCTTAAAATATTATATTGTAATAGTAATAGATTAACCAATTTGAATGGAATAGAAAATCTAAGAAATCTTAAAATATTATATTGTCATAGTAATAGATTAACCAATTTGAATGGAATAGAAAATTTAAATAATCTTAAAGTGTTATGGTGTTTTAATAATAAATTTACATTTGAATATGAGAGATATTTAAGAAAATATTGTAAAGAAAAAAATATTAAATTAACTATATGATAAAGAAATATAAACAATATATAAAAGAAACCATTGACTATAGTGAAATTGATCCATGGGGCGAAGAAGACTGGGGAGTAG